TAAAAGAAGAAACTCGTCAATAGATCGAGCATTTGTCATTCAAGATTTAGATTCTTGGTTGCGGGAGAGGCAATGAACGCATTTGAGTTCTATCCGACTCTCCCAAAGCTGCCAAACGCGCTTTGCAGGAATTACGAATTTCCCAATTTGTTTTTTCCCGAAAGCAAAGTAGAAGAGGCAAGGAGCCTCAAACTTGCGCAATCAATTTGTGCAGGTTGTCCAGAAAGAAAGGAGTGCTTGGAATACGCGATTTCGCAAGAAATTCCGCACGGCATTTGGGCAGGCACAACGCCTCAGATGCGTGGGTTTAGTCCGAACAGTAAACGTCGGCCACACACGACCAACGTTGCTCAAAAGATTCGTGACTTATTCAAGCAAGGTCGCTCTCATCAAGAAATCGCAGAAATCTGTCGAGTGCAACTCAACTATGTGGTTCGAGTTGTCACGAGATTTGAAGCGAAATTGGAAGGAGAAAGCCAATCACAACCAATCGCAAGACCCTCAGAGGGGTCGCAATCATCATCGGGGTTTCCGCAATGACATCAATGATTGTCAATGCTGGATTCGCACCACAAACGGCAATTCCGGCAACACCTGTTGTCATCTACAAAGACCGACCATTGTTGGATCAAGTAGATGCCAAGAAGCTCGCCAAGGAATTGCTTTCCAAAGAGCAATATCAATGCCTCGCAAAATTGCTTGGCAAAGAAAGCGCGTGGAGAGCGCAGGCAAAAAATCCTACATCCTCCGCCAAAGGCATTGGGCAGTTGCTTGATGCCACCTATCGCAACCTTGGAATGAAACATTCTGAGGCTTCGGTGCCGCAACTTGTGGCAACGCTCGCCTATATCCACAGGCGCCATGTGACCCCTTGCAATGCTTGGGCGCACTTCAAAGACAATCTTTGGTATTGAAGGAGAACCAATGACTGTGCAAATCGAACCAGGGAGTGTCATCTTTGACGATGGCATCGCCCAATGGCTTAAGCAATACCGCGATGCTCTAGCCAAGGTCAAGGAATGGCAAGAAGTTGCCGATATTGCGCGGTCTCACTTGGAAGCTGCTATTGGGGACAACTCACACGCCATTTATCAAGGCCGAGAAGTGATTCGTTGGACATCTGTGACAAGCAAGCGATTTGATGTTAAGAAGGCAAGAGAAATGTTGCCTGAGAATGTCATTGAACTTTTTGAGACCGAGCAGGTTTCACGCAGATTTACTCTTGTGGATCAGGAAAGCGAATGAGTCCAAGAGTTACCTTCCCAGGAATTGAAGAACCAATCGTTCCCGAAATTCCTGAATACGACGATGAGGATGAGGAATGACATTCGCCGCACCGCATAAGCCAAACAAAACTTTGGCAATGGAACTGGCTCAGATGATTCACGATGCGGGAGTGTGGGCGCCACGCTCTCGCCAAGTGGCAATCGGGCCATCGGAGATGGGTCACGAATGCACCCGCCGTCTAGCTTACAAGTTGCTTGATTGGGAACAGGTCAATGTCTCTCAATCGAGCAATTGGGCAAGTCAGGTCGGAACTGCCATTCACGCTCATCTTGCCGAGATTTTTCGCAAGAAGGAAGGCTTTGAAGTAGAACAGAAAGTGACAATCCGAGGCCAGTTGGCCGGCACAGTCGATTTGTTCGACACGGTGCGTGGAATTGTTATGGACTGGAAAACCACAGGTTATTCCAAATTGCAGGAATATAGAAAAAGCGGAGCAAGTCAACAACACTTGATTCAAGTTCAACTCTATGGCTATGGCAAGGCGTTGCAAGGCGCAAAGGTCAACAAGGTCGCTCTTGTTTATCTACCAACAAGCGGATCATTGGATGAAATGCACCTAGAGCTGCACGATTACGATGAGACCGTTGCTTTGCAAGCCTTGGCAAGAGTTGATGATATTCACACGCTGCTTGCTCAACTAGATGTTGAGAACAATCCAACAATGTGGAATGTGATTCCAAAGGTCGCCTCGCGCAACTGTAATTGGTGTCCATACTTTCAACCATTTTCAACAGATGAGTCGAAAGGATGTTCAGGTGACACGCAAGGATAGACAAATCGTTGTTGCCTTCCTTCCACAATGGAAAGAAAACATTTTGACCTTCGTGGCAAGACTTCTCGGACTTAAAGGAATGCCAGTTGGTCTAATAACCGCAAAGTTTCTTGATGAAATTGAACCCACAATAAATGACATCAGAAAAAACCAAGAAGAAGATGAAATGAACAGACAAAGAGAGGAAAATCGGGGATGACAACTCCATTCGCAGCACCAAGCAACACCCAAGAAGGTGTTAAGGTCGCAGACCTAGCAAACCACCTTCTTATCATTACCCCTGTCGAATACAAGACAGGAATTCAAACCGTTCACGGACTAGCCGAGGCGGTCGAAGTCAATGTCGTTGATCTTGACACAAATCAGGAACACGGCTCATTGCTTTGGTTTAACGTCGGCCTTCGCAATTCGTTGAAGAGCAAGGTCGGTCAGAAAGTTCTAGCTCGTATTGGGCAAGGAACGGCAAAGCCTGGAAAGTCTGCGCCTTGGATTTTGGTAGATGCCACAGGCGATGCCACGGCCGTTGCCAAGGCAAATGCCTATCTAGGAAGCGCACCTGCACCGGCAGCGCAAGCGGCTGCGCCTGCGGCCGCCAAACCTGCTCTTGATCCCAACAACTTGCCACCTGAAGTAATGGCATTGCTTGGTCAATTAGGAGCAAAACCAGCTTAAAACATTCGCCGTGGCTTCTACCTTTCACACGGCGAAAAGAAGAGCAGGGCTTTGCCACATCGGGGGATGTGAGGCGGTTCGACTCCGCCTTCTTCACGCATTACAAACACTAGGAGGATAAATGCAATACGAAAAATTGTTGGTAAAGATAGGCAAACCTGCCGATGAAGGTTATGAATATGCCGACATTATTTTCAACCGCGCTTTGCGTGCGGTAGTGGAATTGCATAATGAAGATGTTGGAACTCCAATAGATGACCCAATTTCAGTATGCGATTATTGCAAACTTGCTTATCCCTGCCCAACTATTCAGGTCATCGAAAAGGAATTGCAATGACACCAACCTATCAATTCACCTGCAATGACTGTGGCGATGTCATATTGCAATCGTTCTCATTTGACCAAGAGCCGACAATCAACTGCGGTCATTGCGGGTCAATAATGCGCAAAGAGTTCACACCTCCTGCCATTCATTTCAAAGGCGATGGATGGGGTGGCAAATGAATTCCTGGCAACAGGATAGGCAGGCAGTTGGTTATAGGGAGAATGCTTTCGAGGTCTAATCAACTGTTTTCCACCATTGGTGGCGTATGGTGCCGAAACGCCACACCTAAACTAGAAACGAGGGGGTTATGAGCAAAGAGATTTTTACCGAGATTTATGAGAGTAATTATTGGGGTGGCAATGAGTCACGCTCAGGCATTGGCAGCGACACGGATCAAACCAAGTTTCTTGTGACAGAGCTTTCTCTTTTGCTCAAGAAACTCAAAGTTCGCTCAATGCTAGACATTCCTTGTGGTGACTTTAACTGGATGCAGAAGGTTGAGTTTGACGGCTTTTACATTGGCTCAGATATTGTCGAACCACTAATTGAGCGCAACCGAGAACTTTACAATAATCCATTGCGAGAATTTAGTGTGTTGAATATCGTTGAGGACAAGTTGCCAAAGGTTGATTTGGTCTTTTCTCGTGATTGTCTTGTTCACCTATCAAATGAAGAAGTCTTTGCAGCTTTAGCAAACATCAAGGCATCAGGGTCAAAGTATTTGCTAACTACGAATTACTTTTGGCACCAAAGACCGCACAATAACAACATAAAGACTGGCAGTTGGCGCAGGCTAAATCTTCACGAAGGGCCGTTCAACCTGCCATTTCCAAAAGAGATTTTGGTTGAAGGTTATGACTGGGATGATGACCGAGATAAATCCCTATGTCTTTGGCCTTTGGAGGATTTGAAATTCTAAGATGAAGTGTCGTCATATTTACGAAATCATCAAGGCAAAGATTTGCCCTGATTGCGGTCGTGATACGCACGAAACTGACTTTTTAGAGCAGACAAGATTGCACGAGAAATGGATTGAGCAAGGCAACGCCGATTGGAGTAAGTGTCCACAAGGAGGAACATTGAGGGGATGGTGGTCAATTTGAAAACTGCGGTTTCATTATTTGCAGGTGTTGGAGGCTTTGATTTAGCTTTAGAGCGTTGTGGCTACAAAGTAGTTGCATCGGTTGAGTGGGATAAGAACGCACAAAATGTTTTAAGAAGGCGATTTCCGAACGCCACAATTTTCGGCGACATTCAGGGGGTAACAGGTGAGCAATTACGAGCAGCAGGATTTAATCCCATTGGAGGAATCATCACAGGCGGATTTCCTTGCCAAGATTTATCCGTTGCCGGTAAGCGAGCAGGACTGGCAGGAAAACGGAGTGGACTTTTCTGGGAAATCTGCCGACTCCTTGACGAAACAGGATCGCAAACGTTTATCCTCGAAAACGTGCCTGGTTTACTTTCCTCAAATAACGGAAGAGACATGGCCGTTGTCGTTCAAGCGTTGGTCGAGCGCGGGTATCGCATCGCATGGCGGGTGCTTGATGCTCAATACTTCGGAGTTCCCCAACGCCGTCGTCGAGTCTTCATTGTCGGATGTCTTGGAGACACAGGGCAGTCACCTCAAGAAATACTCGCTATCGCAGAAGGCCGCGCAGGGTATCTTGAGAAGAGCAACGCGCCGAGGAAAGGTTCTGCCACCACCATTGCAAGAGGCGCTGAATCAAGTGGCGAACGAGCAATCGCAGGAACTTTAGCTGCTAGAGATTACAAAGGACTTGCAGCAGATGATCTGCTAGATAACAAAGCCATCATTGATGTGGTTCGTTAAATCAAAAAGAGCGCAATCAGTCGATGATGACGAGACTTGGGTTGCGGGGGGGGTAGTGCCGACATTGAATGCTTTCGATATGGGCGACACAAGAGCGACGGTAATTATTTTAATGAGAGAACGAGAAGGAAAGAGCGGGGGGGGGGAAGGGATTCTTGTTGACTAGGGAGAAGGCTTTCACACTTGCCACGAGCAACTTTCACACAGTTTTTTTATTTGAAGCCACAAGAGTTGAAGATGTAAGAATTTACGAAAAGTATTCGCCAACGGTGGCGACATACTGGGGAACAGGGGGAGCGCGGGTGCCTTATGTATTTCCGATACAAGGAACAGTTATCGGTCGCAGCGATAACGCAGGGCCACAAGGAAAAGGATTTTCGGAGGATGGGGAACCTATGTTCACATTGGATCGAGTAAGTGGTCACGGTGTTGCAACGCCATCAACAGTTCGTCGTCTGACACCGACAGAGTGCGAGAGATTGCAAGGCTTTCCTGATGGATGGACAGATGGCCAAGCCGATTCGCACCGCTACAAACAAATGGGCAATGCGGTGGCGGTGCCGGTTGTCGAGTGGATTATTGGGCGGATTAAATGAAAACAGACATTCTTTTAACTGCGCTTGAATTAGCCAACGAAGGCATCTCAGTTGTGCCAGTTGCAACCGACGGATCAAAGCGACCAGGGATTGCCTCTTGGAAGCAGTATCAAGAAAGGCGAGCCAACACCGAAGAGCTAATGAGTTGGTTTGCCGATGCCCAAGGTGTCGGTGTTATCTGCGGAAAAGTATCGGGCAACTTGGAGATGCTTGAGCTAGAAGGCAGAGCAGTTGCCGACAAGATGCACATTGAACTCAAAGAGATGGCCACAAACGCTGGCCTCGGTGAAGTTTGGGAACGCATCAACAATGGCTATGTCGAAATGACACCATCAGGCGGATTGCATTGGCTCTATCGCATTGACGGCGAAGTTCCTGGAAACACCAAACTAGCTCGCAGACCTGCCTCACAAGACAAGATTGATGTGTTAGCCGAGACAAGGGGCGAGGGCGGCTTTGTCATTGTCGCTCCGACAAATGGCACCTGCCATCCATCGGGCGGAGCTTGGAAGATGTTAAATGGCGGGCCGAAGTCAATTCCGACCTTGACCGTTGCCGAACGCTCTCAACTTCATTCACTTTTTGCCACTTTTGATGCCATACCTAAGCAAGAAAACATTCAAGAAGAACTCAAGCCCAAAGGCGAAGGCCTAACCCCTGGAGATGATTACAACGCAAAAGTCACTTGGGATCAGATATTAGAACCCTTGGGTTGGGTAAAGGTTCACACCAATAAGGCAGGCGTGACCGCTTGGAGAAGGCCTGGAAAGACCGAAGGCATCAGCGCCACAACCAACCACGCTGGCATTGACAAGTTCTTTGTCTTTTCATCCTCAACAATGTTTGAGCAAGAGCGAGCCTATTCAAAGTTTGCCGTTTATGCCCTTGTTGAACACGGCGGAGACTTCTCGGCGGCTGCCAAAGCCTTGCGAAGCCTTGGATACGGCGAAGCCCGCAAAGAACTCGGAACCCTTGAAATCCACGCACCTTCTATGGTTCAGCTTCATAACGAAGAGGGCGAAGTCATTGAAAGCTCTTGGATACCTAAGCAGCTCTCAGAACTTGAACTCGTTGATGAAAACCCGCCTTCAATGCTAAGGCGTGAGGATGGCAACTGCCTGCTCTATTCGGGCAAAATAAACGCCATTTTTGGCGAGTCAGAGTCGGGCAAGACTTGGCTTGCATTAGAGGCAATTCGCCAAGAGCTAGAGAAAAACAACATTGTTTTTTATCTTGATTTTGAGGACTCGGCAAGAGGCATCCTAAATCGCCTCAAGACAATGCAGGTGCCGACAGATAAGTTCAAAATGTTCAGATATGCCAACCCCGATCAGGCAATCGAGCCAGGGGTTGCAGAGCTTATGCGAACCGAGATTATGGCCTATTTGCCCACGCTCATCGTCGTTGACGGCGTTAATGCAGCGATGAACCTGATGAACCTAGACCTTGAGAAGAACAAGGATGCGACGACTTTCTCACAGACTGTTTTAAGGCCGCTTCGTGTCGGTGGCGCTGGCATCCTCACAATCGATCACGTCACCAAGTCCAAGGACAATCGTGGCAATTACGCCATCGGCGCTCAAGCCAAACGCGCCGACATCGACGGAGTTGCCTTTGCCGTGTCGGTGTCCTTGCCTTTCGGCCGTGGCATTGACGGTGCCTTGGACATAACTTGCACGAAGGATCGACCAGGCTTTGTCCGAGCCATCTGCCCTGATGCCAAGACCGTCGGCGTTGCCAACATTCGCTCGGTCGGTGACGGCTTTATCTCGGTGAGTATTTCGGGAGGAACTGTTCAAGTTTCATCTGCGGATCAGAGAATGGAGCAGGTCAGCAGCTTCCTTGAGCGCCACGGATACGAGATGAACTTCAATGAAATCAAGAGTCGGCTTCGTAATGAGGGCATAGGAATGGGTTCAGATTTGGTCAGAATCGCTCTTGATGCCCTTGTCTCTCGTGGTTCGGTCAATGTCAGACAGGTAGGACAGAAGAATCTTTACAGTCACAAAAGCACTTTCTTAGCCAATGACGTTCAAGTTTGGAGTCCTGATGCAACCGAACCTAACTGAACCTAACCGAACCTACGCAACCCGACAAAAGCACCGAAAAACCGAACCTCTGAACCCCCTCTTTAGAGGGGTTCAGGTTCGGTTCGGTTCAGCTCCGATTTGGTTCAGTTATGAATGAAAACTTCAAACCTATAAATTGCAGGCGATGTGGCGCCGTCGTTTGGGAAGGTGTTTCTTGGGCAGGCTTTACCAAAAGGCTAGACAAAAAGACCCTGACTGTTGAAGAAGAAATCGTCGCCATTTTGAGTGGGCGCAAGACCTATGAAGCCCACCGAACCGCAGTTTCATTTGAGGCGGTCGAACGATGCTTGATTCGTATAAAGGCCGGTCGCAAGAAGCACATCCACATCCTCGCCGACCACATCTGCTCAGGCACAGTCTTATTCGATACCGAGATTCCAAACTATTGGGAGAAACCTGAAAGGAAGGTCAATGACCTGTCAAATCTGCAAGCGCCCTTCTAAGCGAGAAGGCACCTGTGTCATCTGTGAACTCAAGGTCAAGTCGGCTCTTATGGAGCTGCCTCAGTTGCAGTTTGAGGCGGGCTTTTACCTTGAGCCGTCACGGACAGGATCAGGGTTTGTCTCAACTGAGAGAAGCATTGGCATAAATGTCACGGCCCTTGATTTCTCATTAGCCACCGACCTGCTCGCCATCCTTCACGGATGGGAGCAAGTCATTCGCCGTGACAGGGCATTGACCCCGCCCGCGCTGGTGCCTAAGAACGAGAACACCGAGCTTGAGGTTCAGGCTACCTGTGACTTCCACCTTGTCCACTTGGCTTGGTCTTTGTCGCAGGAGTGGGCGGTAGAATTTGCCTCGGAAGTTCTTAGCCTTCACGCCAAAGGGCGAGCAGCTACTAAGAAGTTCCGAGAACAAGCACGACGGATTCCTTGTCCGACAGATGATTGCAAGAAGTTCATTGTGATTGATGTCGAACAACTGCAAAACGATGTGAGTTGTTTTGGATGCAAACAAACTTGGTCGGTCTTGAGATTGGTGGCATTAGCAATGTCCAATCCAAACAAGAGATTCTTCCTTGACCTTGAGGCGATTGCCTTGTGGTTGCAGATGACTCAGAGAGATGTCCTTAAAGTCATCAAGAAATTCGACATCGAAAGTCGGGGAAGTCTTTATGACTTGGCAGCAATAGTCCAAGCCCTAAAGACCCAAATGACAGAAAGGACTTGAGAATTGTCGGCTTTAATTTGTTATGCTTCTCGCATCAGCGTTTGCCATCCCTTGATTCAGAAGGGGGCAAATCCATGGCTCTAAACATCACTATCGGCATCGGAGAAATCGAAACCGAATTAGTGACCGATGCAGACCTTCACTTTGATGCAATCGAATCTCTACTCAACCGAGCAGTTGTCAGCACATTGCAACTGTATATGTCATTGCCTGAGAGAGATCGCATGAATGTCTTTGGTCTTGAAATGGACAACGATGAAGATGAGGATGTCGAGTGATACTCAACGCGAGTGTCGCAAGTGTCTTGTCGTCTATCCAGTAACAGAATTTCGTTTTGTTAATAAAGCAGCAGGCAAGAGACATCCGATTTGCAGAAGTTGTCGGAATATACATCGGAAGATTATTCGGCGCGGTAATAAACAGTTTGATGAAATCTTATTCCAACAAAACGGTTGTTGCGCGATTTGCGGGATTCACTTTACTGAATCGAAAAACAAATTCAGAATTGACCACAATCACGAAACATTAGAAGTTCGTGGATTGCTTTGTCAGTTTTGCAATTCAGGTTTGGGATTCTTTAAGGACTCCCCTACCCGCTTGGCGATGGCGATTGAATATCTTGTGAGAAACGATGGCATCACTTCCTAGACCCTGCATTGATTGTGGTGTTGTTGTTAGAACTAAACGATGCGCACAATGTCAACGCAGAAAAGAAACACAACGCCCTTCACGAATCAACCGTGGTTATGACAAAGAGTGGGTCGCACTTAGTAAATGGGCGCGGAGTGTTCAACCATTTTGTTCTTACTGTGGTCGGGCAAATGATTTGACGGTGGATCACATCACGCCCCTATCGGCAGGCGGGCAATCAATACCAAGCAACGTTCAAGTGCTTTGTCGAAGCTGCAATTCACAAAAAGGAAATCGCACACACACATAAATAACCCCCCGCCGGCATTATCGGATATGGGTAAAAAGTCAAGGGCGTTTGCGAATGCGTAAC